TACTGCCATGAGCCTTGAAAAGCATGGCATGGGAACACCTGTAATTACCGAGAAGGAAGGCTTAACTGCAACCCCAATTGACCGTCAAAATGCAATCGCGGCACTGAGCAACATGCGTGCGAATAACAAAGCTTATTTGGAACTTCCACAAACCCTCGGCGTTGAGATGCTTGATATGAAATCAGGCACAGTCAAAGAGATCCTCCCATCAATTAACTACCACGATGGCCGTATCATGACTGGTGTTCTTGCTCGCTTTATGGAAATTGGTGGCGCATCAGGTACTGGATCACAGGGCCTTGCAACTGACCTCTCAAGCATCTTTATGAAAGCTGAAGAGGCAATGGCTGATGAAATTGTTTCGATCGTTAATGATCTTATTAAAGAACTCTGTGACCTCAATTACTCAGATATGTCAGAGGGCTACCCAACATTAACCTACGGCGCTATTGCTGATGATGACAACGCAGCTCTTGCGACATCTATTGCTGCACTTGTTACATCCGGTGCCATGAAGCCTGATATTGATCTTGATAATAACCTTCGTGAACGCTTCCGAGTCCCAATGATGAGCGAAGAAGTGCGTGAACACTATTACGATGCGCTTGGTGATACGGTGGCTGAAGAAGCTTCCGATGATCTGCCACCTAAAAAGACACCGCCAAAAGATGCACCTATTGCTAAGGCAGCAGAAGACGCTGCTGGTCTTAAAAATGAAGATGACGTCCAGGCAGCTATTAACGAGATGAGAAGCAACCGGAATCGACTCATTGCTTCACTAAGCCAGGGGTAATATGATTGAATCCTTAAAAGGGATCGTTGAAGATGAGGTCGAAAAGACTGATCGCTTAATCATCGCAGCTGAAAAATGGAGCAAAAGCTATTCAAAAGATCCTAATTCACACGCCCAATTGATTAAGAATGAAGCACGCATGACCCGCATACTGCGTAAATACTTTCGCGATAAGGCTGAAATTATTGATTCATTTGTCAGTTGGCCTGCTTATTTTGGTCAGATAACCGCCGACTTTGACGTTAAGGCCATTGTATCTGGTGACTTTTTTGACGGATTTGACTCTGACTTCATTGCTATTGCCTTCGATACAGTAGCTCTATCCATCGCTACAGGCGCACAGGCAGGCGAAGCTATCTATAAACGACCACTCGGTATCCGTTCTAGTGATGCCATCATACAAGACCTTACAACAGAGCGTCTGGCCTTTCTTGCTGGTAAGAAAATAGATAAAGACGGTAAAATTATTGACAATCCAAAGGCTGAGTATAAATTATCTGATAAGACACGGGCCGATGTTGCTAAGTCAATTCAAACATCTATTTCACTAGGTGAAGATAAACGGGCTGCTATTAGTCGCCTTAGGACAGTAATTGATAATCCCGCAAGGGCTGAACTCATTGCCCAAACAGAGACAGTCAATGCCTATGGTCAAGGGATGCTTCAGTTTGGAAGTGAGTCAAACGCAACCGGCAAAGAGTGGGAAGATGTTGCAGCGACAGATGAGTGTAGAGATAATGCAGATCAAGGTATCATCGGAATTAACGATGATTTTATAAGCGGTGATGCCGCGCCAGCAGCTCATAGCGGCTGTCGCTGCAATCTTCGTATTGTCTATGCCAATGAATTTAACCCAGATGGATCATAATCATGATTGACAAGCATAATCATTTAAAGGATTATTAAGACTATGAACCCAACCCTTGTAAAAGCTGAGCGTAATGTTGCCCGACGAATGAACCAGATCATTGCTGATTCAAACAACTCAATCCCTACCCGTATTGAAGTTTTACGGGCTGGAAGCTGGCCAGCCGACTCATCAAAAGGTCTTCTAGCAATTACCGTTGCAGACCTAGATGAAATGAAACATAACTTTGATGCTGGTGTCGCCCAGCCGTCTGCCGGCTTTGGTCTTCCAATTGACTTCGGTCATGCAGACTACCAAGAAGCAGCAGGCTGGATGAAGACGCTTACAGTTGAAGGTGATGTGCTCTATGCAGATGTCGAATGGACAGCAAAGGGCCTTGAAGCACTTCAGGGCGGTATGTACAAGATGTTTAGCCCTTCATTCTATCCATCGTGTCTTGGCACGTGGTATGATTATGAAGATCCAAGCATAAGCGCACGCAATGTCCTTAGTGGAGGTGGATTGACAAACATTCCATTCTTCAAAGGGCTTACTCCGATCACTGCTTCGCGGCATGATCAGGGTGAGAGCAAGAACGTCATTTATGTCAGTGCAGATATTAACAAAGGAGAAGAAAACCACATGGATGTCACAACTATCCTAGAAAAAGACCCAACAACTGTATCAACAGAAGAAAAAGCCTTTTTGTCAGAGAATCGTAATAAACTAACCGGTGATCAGATTGAAGCCTTTGGCCTCACTGAAGTACCAGCCCCAGTTGCTCCTGTAGTTCCTGCCGCTGACGCTCCTGCTACACCTGCACCAGCAACACCAGTTGTTATCACTGATCAAGATGCGCAGGCTATTCAAGCTAGCATTAAATCAGGCGCAACTGTACTTGTTGAAGCTGCAACCTTCAACTCAATGAAGTCACAGATTGAGGCAACTGCCGCAACTGTTAAACGCTATGAGCGTGAAAAGATTGAAGCAAGCGTTAATGAAGCTATCAAGCGGGGTGCTGTAAAATCAGACCAACTAAAAGACTGGGCTGATAAGATCGAAGCTGATCGTAGCATCGAAGCGCTTCTTACAACTCTTCCATCAAACCTTGTCCTTGCCTCTGAACTAGGAAGCGACAAAGGTGCTAGTGAAACAAGCGCAACTGACCAACTTGAAGTAAAGATTCAAGCTGCAATCAAAGCATCAATTGAAGCAGGTAAACCACTGGCATATGGCCAAGCACTGACTCAGGTCATTGCTAGCAACACCGACCTTGCTGTCGAACGTAATAAAGAATTTAAGGGCTAGGGAGTCATACAATGCACTACGTAGAAGAGAGTCACAAAACATATACACCAACAGCTAACATTGCTGCCGGTACTATCGTTAAGAGTGTTGTTAAGGGTCAGATCGTCGCTGCAGCTGCTGCAACTGACATCCTAATTGGTACTATTAACGCGAGCGCAAAGTCTGGCTTCGACATTGATGTCCGACTTCGCAGCGCCTCTGGTACACTAGCAGTATTGCTTGGTGGTACTGTCGCCGTAAACGATGCAGTTACTTCAAATGCTGCTGGACTTGGTATCGCAACAACGACTGCTGGAAACCAAATCCTTGGCTATGCGCAAGAAGCTGGTATTGCTGGTGCGATCATCGAACTGTTACCATCAACCGCTAAGTTCTAAACGAAACTAAAAGAAAAGGAAACTAAGAAAACATCATGCAAGATAATTCACAAGTATACCGCGACCAGATCCTCACCAATCTGTTCTTGGCTTACCCACAACAAGGCTATATCGCTGAGGAAGTTCTTCCAACGCTGAATGTTCCTGACCTGACTGGTATCGCGTTCAAGCTCGATGAGAGCCACCTCAAAGTACCTGGTAACAGCAAACGTGCTGCCTTTGCCCGCGCAACTCGTGTCAACTTCAACCTAACATCTGTTAGCTATGGCCCACTTGTTGAGCACTCACTTGAAGCTGGTATTACCGACCAAATTATGCGTCTATACAAAGCACCATTGCAACCTGAAACAAACGCTACAAACGTCGTAACAGGTCAGCTAATGAACGAAAAAGAAATCGCTGTTCGTGACCTTGTTACAACACTCGCTAACTACCCAGCCGGAAACAAGACAACTCTTGTTGGTACAGCACAGTGGAGTTCAGACACCGTATCTGACCCAGTTGCTGACTCGATCATTGCTCGTAAAGCTGTCAAACTTGGCTGTGGTCACGATGCAAACGTCGTTATCATGAACCCAGATGTCCGTGATCGCCTCCGTAACCACCCAGTTGTTAAGCTCCGAATCCAGTATTCGACTAAGCTGACAACTGCTGAAATGGATGCTCAAATTGCTGACCTACTTGGTGTCGAACGTATTCTGATTGGATCAGCTGTTATCAGTAACCAAGCTGAAGAATCTGTTACTGATGGTACAAAGTCATTCATCTGGGCTGACGATGTTGTCTTCGCCTATGTTGCTGATGTTCCAGCCCTTGAACAACTGTCACTTGGTTACCTACTTCGCTTGAACCCTGAACACTCATTCAACGACAACGGATCATTCGTTGGTGTTGACAAGTGGTACGAACAAGCAAAGAAAGCAACCTTCATCCGTGGAAACGACTTCTACCTACCATGGCAAGTTGCTGGTACTGCCGGATACTTACTTAAGGATGTTCTAGCCTAAGGGTTAGGGAAAGATTAAATCATGACTGTTGTTAAAACACTATCAGAATTAAAGTACAACGAAAAAGTCTTCACTGAAGGTGCAAAAATTGATATCTCTGATCAGACTATTGTCGATCACCTGATTGAAATTGGTGCTGTTGAAGAAGCAGATAGTTCTGCTGTCCAAGATACACAACCTACAGAATAGACCCTTCATATATTTAAAAGGGGAGTAGGCCGTTAAAAGCCTACTCCCTCAACGATTGGACATCAACGCATAATGAGCAACTTTCTTCAAATAAAAGATAATGCTAGTGCGCGTACCAACCTTGATACTCTTAATAATATAACCTCACCCATCACCCTAATAGGCATTGATACAACCAAGCTACCCGCTTTTACTTATGGTTATATCCTTACTATTTGGGATGATGTTACATATCCTAACCCAGGCACTGATCCAAATATGGAGAAGGTTATGGTCACAGCTGCCGTCATCGGATCGGCTGCTACAGGTACGCTAACGCTATCACGACCACTTCCCAACATTCATGCTGGAACGCCCCTTATGGCGCTTCTCATGATGTCTCAGCATATAAATGACATTACTACAACAATCAACGCAAATGAGATCACACTTAATAGTCATGTTATCAACCAAGGAAATGTTGATAATACGAGTGATATAAATAAACCCGTCTCAACGGCTCAAGCTGCAGCTGATGCGCTAAAAGTATCTAAGGCTGGCGATACAATTACTGGAAATATTATCATGACTGATGGTGTGAATATTGACCTTGGCATAACAACCGGCACGAAGATTGGCCTCAGTACAACGGAGAAGTTAGCTTTCTTTGGCGCTACTCCTGTTGTTCAACAAGCTGCAACTACTGATCTTGGGGCCGTATTATCAAATCTTGGTCTGCGTGCAGTCAGTACAACATATACACTTGCAACATCAGGGAGCGTTGTATTATCAGGAAATATACGAACAACCACAACCGTAAGGTCATCAGCAATCACATTAGCAATTACAACCCCAGAGGTTCAGATTTGTGATGCAACAACTGCTGCTTTTAACGTAACTCTTCCGGCTGTTGTTACTGCTGGATACCGCTATACAATCAAGAAGATTGATGCAACGGCTAATGCTATTACAGTTATAGGAACTATTGACGGCGCAACCAATTATGTACTATCGACACAAAATAAGTACGTTACAGTTATTAGCACAACGACATCTGGTGTATGGTATCTGATTGCGGCAGGTTAATTCATAATGTTTAGCACTGTTATGTTCAATGTCGCCAAATATAATACAGTACTTCCTTCAGTCATAGGTGCAGCAGTAATACAAATAGTAACAAGGTCAATCCCAAT